AGAGGATTTGTTAAAGAATATGAAGCCCCTAGACATTATAAGCGAAGATGAGGCAGAGGTAAAAGATGGTATTTATCCTAAATCTGTTGAAATAAGTTCTGATGTTGTTGATGATGACAGGGAACCAAGACTTACTCCGTATGGTTCTCCGTTATCAGAAGAGGAGATAGCAAGAATAGTATCAACAGATATAGATAATGCAAAACAATATCAAGCACAGTTTTCTCATATTTTTACAGAGAATTATAAAGCTTATCATGCTCTGATTGATAGCCGATTTAACCGCCCCAACAGAAGTAACTTTGTTTCAAGTGATGTTTTAGATACGGTTGAGTGGATTATGCCTAGTCTTATGCGTATTTTTACAAGTACTGATGAGGTAGTTTTAATTAAACCTGTGGAAGCTAGCGATACTGAACATGCAGAAATAAATCAGGAATTATTGAATTATCAGTTTACTTGTAAGATGGAAGGGTTTACAAAATTATACATATGGATTAAGGATGCTTTAATTTATGGTACTGGTGTTATCAAAATTAATTGGGAAACATTTTATGATAAAGTTTCATTTAAGTATGAAGAATTAAATTCAGATGAATTTCAAATTTTAGTGGATGAGCCAAATGTTTCTATAGAAGCATACGATGAGTATACATCAACTGAAATAACTTATGATTCTGAGACAGGTGAAGAGGTTGCTGTTTCATCTTTGATGTATAAGAATGTTCGTGGCTTTATGAGAAAAGTTGTTTATTCAGGCCCTTGGATAGAAAATATTCCTATCACCAGTTTCTATATAGAAGCAGGTGCTAGGACTATTAAAGAAGCTAATTTTGTTGGGCATAGAGTCAAGAGGTCTATGGATTATCTTAGACGAATGGAACGGGATGGAATTTATCACAATGTCGATAAAATCATTCCTAGAGCTGAGGGGGATGAACCCGATAATCTTAAGTATGCAAGTATAGAAAACGAGGCTGAGTTTGCAGAAGAAAGTGCATACATTCAAGAAACTCCCGGGCGTGAGAAGCTTTGGGTTTGGGAATGTTGGGTACGCATTGATATTGATGGTGATGGTCTTCTTGAAAATCTTCTTATAACAATTGCAGACGGTATTCTTCTTCGTGTTGAAGAGAATCCGTTTGACCACGGTGAAGCTCCGTTTGAGGTTCTAGTTCCAATTATTGATACACATAAGTTTTATGGCATTAGCCTTACATCTCTTATTGTTGAATTTCAGAGACTTAAAACTGCTTTGTTTAGAAACATATTTGATAATATTGCGTTTGCGGTTAACGCTTGGTACTTAGTGGGTAGGAATACTAACATTGATTTGAATGCACTTCGTTCTGTAGGCCCGGGAGATGCTATTCTTACAGATGATATTGCAAATGTAAGGAAGATGGAACCTACAGGAGTGCCGAATTATCTTGTTGGTTTAGCACAGATGTTAGAAGAGATGAAACAGCAGAGGTCTGGATTACCAAGGATTGCTCAGGGATTGACACCTAATACATTAAGTGCATCTGCTACTGCAATAAGTGCACAGATGAATGCAGGACAACAGCGTATTGAATTAATAGCACGAATTATGGCAGAGACAGGATGTAAACGTTTGTTTAGAAAAATGATATCTTTGAACCAACAGTTTATAGATAAGTCTTTTGTTATTCGTGTTCTTGATAAAGAGTACCAGATAACTCCAGAGAATTTGGATGGAACGTTTGATTTAATAGTTAATGTTGGTGTAGGCAGTGGTGCAAGAGAACTGCAACAGCAACAGTTGATTCAGTTGCTTAATATAATGCCTCAACTTGCTCAGTTTGGGCTTATTACTCCTGAGGGTGTATACGCTATTGTTGCAAGGTTGTTACAATCTATGGGTTATAAAAATGTGGATGAATTTTTATCTAAACCACAACCTATGCCACAAGGTGCACTTCCGGGTGCACCTCCGGGTGCACCCTCGGGAATGCCACCACAAGGTGCACCTTCGGGAATGCCTCAATTTGGCGGTGCTGTTCAACCTAATGATGTTCGTGCTATTTTGCAGAATACTCCTAAATCTAACCCATTTGCTTAATTTTATTTAATTTTTATTCCACTTTTTAATAATTGTATGGTATAATAAAGAGTGGAGGGATGTGTATGGAATATGAATCCAGATTTGATTCTTTATTGGTAGACTGTCACCAAATGTTAACTTCTGGTGCATGGTCTTCATTAAAGAGAATTGTTGAGTATTTTACGCATCAGTTAACAGTTGAATTAAATACGCTTTCATTTAGTCCAGAAAATGATAGACAACGGTTGATACTGGAAATTGAGATACGTGCTTTAAATAAGTTACTTACTGATATTGATTCTTTTGCGAGTCAGTATATAGAAAGAGAACGTAATAAGTAAACACATCTTGAAAGCAAGCTGGATGCATCTACTTCGGTAGCACTGCATAAAGGCATCTTTCAAGCAAGGTGATAAATAGGAGGGAATGTGTATGACTAAACGTATGGGGGGATTTTTGGTTCCAGACGGTATGGAACTCCCTAAAGACGAATCCGCTGATGAGAAAATCCTTGAGACAGAGGAAGACTCTGAGGATTCCAATCTAGAGGAACAACAGACCGAAGAGGAGCAAGAATCTACAGAAACAGAAGAGGATGTTGTTTCTGACGAAGAGAACACTGAGGAAGAGGATACTGAATCTGAACCGAAACCTGTTGCTGTATTAACGGTTTACGGTAAGCAAATTCCAATTGGTACAATGGATGAGTTGGTTCAGTATGCACAACGTGGTGTTGACTACGCACAAAAACTTCATCTTCTAAAAGAATGGCGTAGTGTTATTGAAGCGGTGTCGTATAACCCACAATTAAAAACTTTGGTTGACAAGGTTATAAAGGGTGAGGATATTTCGGGGTACATTAGAGACCCCAAAGCAAAATCTGATTTTTCAGAAGATGAGAATGAAGATGAAATTCAAAATGTAGGGGATACCGCAATATCAGAAATACGTGAGGCTTTAGAAGATATTACGGATAAGAAAATTCAGAAGACATTATCTCCTTATCTGGCACAGTTGCGTGAGAGAGAATTAAAAGACTATTTAAAATCTCTTGAGCAACAAAACCCGAAGCATCATAAGACTATAGCACAGTTGATATTAATGGCTTTGCAAGACCCCTCTGTTCCTGAGGCTATTAAAGAAGCTATCAAGACTGATAGAAACTTCTTTGAGAATATGTATAATCAGATACGTGAAAGGTTAGAACAGATGGATTCTTCTAAAAATAATCATGAATCTCCTGAAACAGAAACGCCTAAAAGGGTAATATTGGAGAAAAAAAGGTCTGTTTCAAAGATTCCTAAATTAGAAGACGGTAAAGGCAGTCAGGATATATCAACTCGTGATAAAGTTATGGAAGATGCAGAAAAGATTTGGGGTATGTCTCCTGAAGAGTTCAAGCTTTTTGAGAATAAAGCAAAGAAACGTTAATATGATATTGCCACTCTCCTAATAATATAGGAGTGAGACAATTGGCTACAGGACAGACTACTACTTCTCAAGTAGGAGCTGGTGTAGACGCTTATTATGACAGGAAATTGCTTGAAAGAGCAAAACCATTACTTGTCTATAATATGTTCGGTCAGCAACGCCCTCTCCCACAAGGAAGTTCTAAGGTTATAAGGTTTAGACGTTACGCAGCTCTTGACCAAGCCTCTAGTTTAGATGAGGGTACCAAGCCTGACCCACATAGACTGGCAGTAAGTGATATTACTGCAACAGTTGTGCAGTATGGTGCATACGTTGAATTGTCTGATGTGGTTCAGATGGTCATTGAGGATAAGATTCTCAATGAGGCTATTGAGTTGCTTGCAGACCAGATGGCAGAGACTCTTGACGGTCTTACATCTACAGTGCTTAAGGCAGGGTCTAACGTAGTTCATACAAACGGTACTCTGCGTACTGATTTGGCTTCCAAGATTACTTCCACATCTATTGAGAAAGCTATCAGGATTCTCAGAAGGAATAATGCATCTCCGTTTACTGAGATTGTTAAAGCATCTACAGGCGTTGGTACTATGCCTATCAGACCTGCTTTCTGGGGCTTTATACATCCAGATATTATAAAGGATTTGGAGGCACTTCAGGACTTTATTCCGGTAGAGCGTTATGCTTCTCAAGGCCCTGTGCACGAAGGTGAGGTTGGTGCCTACAAGAACATAAGGTTTATTTCTACCACAATGGCACCAGTTGCTGCAGCAGGTGGAGCAGCTTATGACGGTACATACATGAGTGAATTGGAAGCAAATAATGATGTGTACCAGATTATAATTGTGGCAAAGAATGCATATGGTATTACAGAACTTGAGAGGGGTTCGGTTAGTTCGATAGTTAAGACTCCCGGCCCTCAAGACACAAGCAATCCGCTTGACCAGTGGAGCACAGTTGGTTGGAAGGCATGGCATGTTGCAAAGATTCTTAATGATGCATGGATGGTGCGCATCGAGACTTGTGCATCGGTTTAATCTAATAGGGTGTAGTTTAAAAACTACACCCTTTCTAAAATTTGGAGGTTAATATTATGAGTAAAGAAAAACTATATGCTGTTAAGGTTATCCCGGTTGGAGAGGATATACATTTTAACGAAAAGTTCCCTATTTTTTTAGCACTTAACGGAAAGGAAACATTAATAGTTCCTAATCGTAAGGTCTATTTAACTAAGGGTCAGATTGCAGTTTTACAAGCTGCAATGATAGAAATGCCTGCAGTCGGGAATAAACCTGCATCAGTACAACCACGATTTGTTGTTCAAGAGGTATTTGAAGAGGTTAAGCAAGAGGTTATCTCAGACGAAAAACCTAAAGCTAAAGAATCTTCAAAATTGCCTAAGGATAGTGAGTAACACCTTGTGGTATATTGAGCAGGTTACGCAAATGTAACCTGCTCTTATTTTTATGGGGGGATGTGTACTAATGTCTACATTTACTCAGTTAAAAGGTAGAATACGTAGTGACTTGGCAGACCGCATCCCTGTAACCTTTTTGGATACAGAACTGTTTCAGTTTGCTGTAGAAGGGGCAGGGCTTATTCATAGTTATATTGCACAAGCAGCACCTTCTTATTTGGGAGAACAAACAACAGTATCTATTGCTGAAGGGGATTCGTCTTTTGCTGAACCTGCTAATGCATTATTTATAGATACTTTGTGGGTTAAAAACAGTGCAGGTAATTATTCCAAGTTTATTAAGACAGATGAAAAAACAGTTATGACTTCTTTGAATCATTCTGGTATTCCAGTGTATTGGTTTAATTTTGGTGATACAGTTTATTTTGCACCCAAAGCAAGCGATGATTTTGATATTGTTGTTTTTTATGTTCCAAAGTATGTCAGACCAACAACCTATGATACCGATTTTGGTATCGGCACAGAGTTTGATAGTATGATAGTTGAGTACACAATTATTCGTGCTCATAATAGAAACGTTAGACAACCTATAGTTGAACAACAGTTTTTTAATCTTAAGTCTGAAACTTTACGGCAGATACTTAATAAACGTCAGGATGCCAGACTTTCACTGGATAAGACTATGTTTAATCCTGATTATCTGCCCAGAGACTGGTAAATAAAATGAAGTTAAAGTTTGGTGAAATTAGGGAATCCCCTTACTATGGTGATGTAAGACCCTTCAGGCAGTTTACTTTTGCAGGAGGCATTAATTATAGTATGCTTCCTACTGGTATTGATTTTGAAAAAGAAATGGTTGATTGCTCTAATATGTTTGTTGGCTTGGATAACATTCTTAGAGTAAGGTATGGTACTACTGAGTGGTATGATTCAGAAGTTGACAGTTCAGTTCATGGTATGGGGTCATATAGAGGTAAATTGGTTTATGCAGTAAGTAATAAGGTTTTTATGGAGAATACGGAAATAGGTACTTGTGCGTCTACAGGTACAGTTACTTTTATAAATGCAAAGGGTAATTTGTATATATTGGATGGTGGTGTATTAAAGCGGTTTGATGGTATTACATATGAAACTGTTCCAAATGCACCACAATGCAGGTATGGAATATACCACCATAATCGTTTGTGGGTAGTGGGGGATGTTTCATACCCCTCTCGTGTCTGGATTTCAGGGCCTAATGATGATGAAGATTGGGGCATGACGGGGTATCAATTAGGTTCTTATATTGACATAGACCCATTTGATAATGCAACTATAACCGGGATGGGTTTATTTTTTAATTCTATTATAATTTTTAAGAATGGTGAAATGCCACGAATCTATCGTATAGATGGTCTTCCTGCAGTCGTGGATTCTGAAATGTATCAAGCATCTAATCCATTAACCGTTTCAGTTATGGTAGATATCGGAAATAGTTGTATCAATCCTGATTCTGTTGTAATGACTTCAGTGGGTATTTTGTTTATGGCTAAGGATGGTATTTATATTCTTGAGGGTAAAGAAAATATTGTTACATTAATAAGTCATAATATTAATAGAGATTTAATGTTTGGTGATTTTAGTGAGGAAAATTCGGTAGCAACTTTTTTCCCAACTTTAGGTTTGTATGTTATTGCAAGTGGTAGTATAGTTTTTGTCTATAATGTATACAGTAAAGGTTGGTTTAAATGGAATTTCGCAGAATATAATGTTACATGTGTAAATGTTATTGGTAGTTATTTGGCTTTTGGTACAGATGATGGAAGGGTTTTTTATATGGATACTACACATGCTAAAGATGATGGTGAAGATATTACAGCAACATTAACTACAGGTTATTATACATTCGGTTCAATAGCAATAGCAAAGTATGTCAGTGAAGTATACTGCATGATTGACCTTCCTTCTGTCGGTGAAGTAACGATGGTTGCAAGACCTAATTACGCACCTATTTATGGTGTAGCAATGCAGAATCTTTATGATGAAAATCAATTGGGTATTGAATATGCAGGAACGGGTGCAGGTGGTCAGTCTTTAGGAGAAAAGAAATTTGATTTGTTATCTGAACCTTTATCCGCAGGATTTGATACTTCAGGGTTTGGTTTTGATGCTTCGGAAACTTTAGGTTTTGATGGCAGGGTTTTGAGACCTTACTTGCATAAATTTGAGTTAGGATTCAGGTGTGTTAATTTAGGGTTTTATTTTGAGGTTAAGGGTGTACTTGCAACTATACAGGAACTTGAAGTTGTGTTTTACCCGATAACTAAAACACCGTAGGAGGTGTTATGAATGAATGAAATAAAAGAGTTTGGAGCAATGGATATGGCAGGATATCCCTATGCTACTCAGGGGTTTTTAGTAGACAAAAATATGTTTTATCCATGGGTCATGCGTTCATTGGGAACTGCTGTTATAACTGTAGCAACTGATGCTAGTAATTCTGATGCTCAAGAAGGATATATGCTTGATTTGATATGCTTTAAAATGCCATCTAATCCTGTGGGTACATCCTTCAAACTTCAGAGACGTAATTCATCTAGTGAAGATTTTGCAGACATTGTTGTATTAGGTACGGATGAGGTAGTTACGTTCCCGGTAACAAATGCTAATAAGGGTAAATGGGTTACTATGGAGATGTTCGCAGGGTCTGTTACAGGATTGACTGAATT